CTTATTAGAAAAAATATTTCTTATGGTAATTCAGCGTTGTATCCAAATGGTATATTTGCTAAAGGCGATGCGGTGGAACAATTGTCTGCCCGCCTAGATGATAAATTAAATCGGGTAAAAAACAATGAATCATTTGAAAACGAAGGCATGCTAGATGCCGTTGACGACATTATTGGCTATCTTGTGCTATTAAAAATTGCAGTACAAAATAAACAAAAATAGTGTATAATAGATATAACAAAAGGATAACTAATGCCAAACTATGATTATAAATGCTTGACTTGCGATAAAAATTTTGATAGAGTAGTATCTATCGATCAAAGAGACGAACAAACTTGCGAAGAGTGTAATGGTAAAGCCGAAAGGCAAATTACATTTGGCGGTATGGTTTGGGCACCAACAGCAGGAGGCTGGAGATAATGGCTAAAAAAAATATTACCCCTATGAATTTAAATCCATCTTGGGAAGTTACATACTCACACCAACATGGAAAAGATTTAATTGAACCAGGGGACTTTGTTAAAATTAAGTTTCAGCGTGGTCATTTTAAATTTTTGAGGCATATATATCACACAGAAAAAGGTGTTGCTTGGCTGGATTGTACAGGACCAGAAGGATTCCGTTCTTTCTATGTAGAGGAATTAAAGAGTAAAGTTAAGCCTAAAAAGTTTAGGAAAAAGAAAAATGTCGTCTGAGTTAGAAGTAGCAAGTAAATTTGATCAAATGAATCGTGTAGTTGAGGAAATGCTTAAAGGCAATAACCCAACACAAATTGCAAAAGAACTTGGAATCAAAAGGGTAGAAGTGCTAGACCACATTGATACCTGGAAGAGTCTTGTAAAAGGCGATAGCACAATTCGTGAGCGAGCAAAAGAAGCTCTTGCTGCAACAGATCAACATTACGCAATGATTATTAATCGTGCTTGGGAGACTGTAGAACAAGCAGATGCAAATGATCAACTCAACATCAAATCACAGGCATTAAAATTAATTGCTGATGTTGAGGGTAAAAGAATTGATATGCTACAAAAAGCTGGACTGTTAGAAAATAATGAATTAGCAGACCAACTATTAGATACAGAACGCAAACAAGAAATACTTGTTGGAATACTTAGAACAGTTACCGCAGAATGCGATCATTGCAAATTTGAGGTAGCAAGAAAACTATCTGAAGTTACTGGTAAGGTAGAAGCAGTTCAGGTTGACTAATGGAATTTACTGATTTTTTAGAAGCCCTAGAAGACGATGTATTTGAAGAAACTCCTGTAGATATTGAAGAGTTTGTTACAAGTAAAGATTTTCTGGGGCTTCCCCCATTGTCACAACATCAATACACCATGATTAAAGCGTCAACTCAAATTTATAAATTAGAAACTCTTATCCAATTATATGGCGAAGAAGAAGGATTAAAAAGACATAAACAAACTTGTACAGAAGTTATATTCCAGCTTGGCAAAGGTTCTGGTAAAGATTATGTATCAACTATTGCTTGTGCTTTTATTGTTTATAGGTTGTTGTGCTTAAAAGATCCAGCTCGATATTTTGGAAAGCCAACAGATGATGCTATTGATATTATCAATATTGCTATTAACGCTGAACAGGCTAAAAAAGTTTTCTTTGGTGGTTTTCTAAAAAGAATTAAGAATTGTCCTTGGTTTGCTGGAAAATATGATGATAAAGTTGCTTCTATTACATTTCCTAAATCTATTACTGTTCATTCAGGTCACTCTCAAAGAGAATCTTGGGAGGGATATAATGTTATTATGGTTATTCTTGATGAGATTTCTGGCTTTGAACTTGAATCTAATACAGGTCATGCATCGGCAAAAACCGCAGAAGCAATCTATAAGATGTATCGTCAGTCTGTAACATCTCGTTTTCCAAGTGTTGGTAAAATTATTCTTCTTTCATTTCCCAGATTTAAGAATGATTATATTCAGCAAAGATATAATCATGTTGTAGCAGACAAAGAAATTATTATTAGATCTCATACATTTAAAAAAGATGAAGATCTTCCTGACGGAATTAAAGAAAATGAATTTACAATTGAGTGGGAAGAAGATCATATTATAAGTTATAATACGGCAAAAACATTTGCACTTAAAAGACCAACTTGGGAAGTTAATCCTACAATTAAAATTAACGATTTAGCTCAAGCTTTCTACGATGATTCCGTTGACTCTCTTTCTCGTTTTGCTTGTATGCCACCAGATGCGGTAGACGCTTTCTTTAAATCTCGTGAAAAGATTGAAACAGCTTTTGTTCAAATGAATGGTGTAGATAGTCAAGGAGCATTTGAAAACCATCTTGTTCCAGATGAAGAAAAAGTTTATTTTATTCATGTGGATTTGGCTCAAAAGCATGACCATTGTGCAGTTGCTTTAGCCCATGTAGATCATTGGGTTACAATGAAAATTGCGGGACAGATGAAAGAAGCTTCTCCAAAAGTTGTTGTAGATGTAGTAAGATGGTGGACACCAACTAAAGATAAATCTGTGGACTTTGCTGAGGTAAGAGATTATATTTTGCAGTTGCGTTCTAGAGGTTTTAATATTAAACTTGTCACATTTGACCGTTGGAACTCGCATGACATGATGCAACAAATGATTGCATACGGAATGAAGTCTGAAATTCTTTCTGTTGCCAAAAAACATTATGACGATATGCAATTGGTAATTACAGAAGAAAGATTAGTTGGACCAAAAATTCCATTATTAATAGAAGAACTTTTACAATTAAGAATTATTAAAGATAAGGTAGATCACCCCCGAAAAGGCTCTAAAGACCTCTCAGATGCCGTTTGTGGGGCTATATACAATGCTGTGGCGGGAACCCCAAGAAACCTTGACCAAGAAGTAAAGATATATGACTATTCATCCTATTACCGAGAAGATGAAGAAGAATTTTTAAAGAAAAATGCAAGCACAATTAAATTACCAGAATTAAATATTATGCCTAGTGACATTAAAGAATATTTGTCAATGAATCCTGGCGAAAATGATGGATTAGAATTCATTGACAATTTTACAATCCTTTAGTATTATTTACTAAAGGGGTATTAGCTCAGTTGGTTAGAGCAGCAGACTCATAATCTGCCCGCCGTAGGTTCAAGTCCTACATACCCCACAAGGTTACAGGCACTTCTTAGGATGGTGTAGTTACTTATGGTAAGAGTCCATAGTTGGGCTACGAAATTCAGCCTTTATTTGTGCGGGATTTTCGTTAAGTGTCTGTAACCCTAAAAGTGGTATAATAGAAGTAAATTGAAAAGGAGTGATGCAAATGTCATTACCAATTAAAAATGGAAAAATAGGAACACCTTACGGCAAGCCAGGAAAAATTTGGGCAGCAGGTCATCATCAGGGAGCAGATTTTCCTGTGCCAGTTGGAACACCAGTTCTTTCTGTAGCAGATGGAGTAGTTGCTGGTGTAGGTCAGGTTTGGGGTCCAAATTTTGGAAATCATCAAGTAATTGTAAGGTATACTTATCAGGGAGATTACTACTGGGCAATTTACGCACATTGTTCAAAAAGTTTTGTAAAAGTGGGACAGAAAGTAAAAAAGGGTAAAAAGATTGCTCTTTCTGGTGCCGAAGGTCATGTTACTGGTCCTCATCTACATTTTGAAGTTCATCATCGATCAACTTGGGATCTTAAAACAGATTGCAACCCCAACTTTTTGTTTGAGGTATAATCATGTTTAAAAGAAAAATTAATGGTGTCAAGGCTGTTGCAAACATGCGTAAACTTGAGGGTAAGAGCGGTTTTAAAGGTTGGTGCCATAAAACTTGTCAAAATGCTTGGAAGCTACCAGTAAAATATGCATCAGCTATTGATGCTTGGAATCATGTTCCTCTGTCAGCAAGGCACACAACTCTAAACAATATTCCAGTAGGTGCCCCTATCTTTTTTAACATAGGAAAATTTGGGCATGTAGTCCTGCAATCCGACAGAAAAGGTTATGTTATTTCAGTAGATGCTCCTGTGTCAGATTTTGTTGGAGAAGTACCATTAGTATGGTTTGAAAAACATTGGGGGGTAAAGCCTTTAGGTTGGGCTTCTGTATATAATGATACAAAGTTACAACTTGGAGTTTTACCAAAATAAGGAGATATTATGCAGTTTGGACATGGAGCAAAAACACCGTTTTATATTGAATATAATGTGCCAGATGCACAAGGTTTGTGGGCGGTATGTAAAGAAAATAATGCTCAAGTTGTTGGATCATATTCTACAGAAGAAGAAGCAAAAGCAGCTTTAGAAGCACTTGTAGTGCAAGTAGAGGGCTATGAAGAAAAAGGAATTACCGAAGAAGGTACTCCTGCTTTATCTTTTTGGAATGGGTCTTTTGCACCAGTATTTGGCTCTCAAGATCAGGATGCAAGATACAATTCAACCTATAATGCTCCACCAAACCATGATGGTAAAAAATCTACAGGATATGGCAATAGTTCGGGCTACGGCTATAGCAACCAGTAAGGGGGAGCTATGTCAAAATTCTGGAAAAAAGTTAAAAAAGCAATACATAATAATCCAACAATTATTTATGGTTGGGCATCAGTTGGTGCAACATATATTGTTAAAAAATATCCAGAAATTCCAAATGAGTTAATCATATTCACATTGTTGAGTTTCTTGGGTATTAGTCACCGAGTACAAAAAATTGAAGATAAAAAAACAGAGGAAGCCCTCTATACAGAAACCCCTAAAGGAGAATAATGGGAAAACATCACGACAAAATAGCGGAAGCTTTAGAAATCCGCAGAAAGCATACCCCTAATAAAAGCGGGTATAATACGCCAGGATCTATGAACAAGAAAAAAACTGGTTACAAAAAGCGTTCAGGCAGATAATAGGGTATAATATACACATGGATGAATTAGCTTTATTACTTAGAAAAGCCCAAGCCAATGCATTTCAAATGTATTCGCAAACACATGGATATCACTGGAATGTGGTTGGTCCACATTTTAAACAATTTCACGCATTCTTTTTAAAAATTTATAAAGATGTATTTGATTCAATTGATCTTTATGCAGAGATGCAGCGTAAAATTGGTAAGTATGCACCATTTGGTGCAGTAAATATGGCAAGACTATCTGATGTAGAAATTAATGACACGCTAGATCTAAAGCCATTTGACATGCTAAACGAATTGTACAAAACAAACAATACAGTTTTGGAAAGCCTAACTAAATTATTTGATAAGGCTAATTCATTAAATGAGCAGGGAATTTGTAATGATGTTGCAGCCCGCATCTCACAGCATCAATTTTGGGCATGGCAATTAAAAGCCTCCTTTGAGTGGGGTTGGGGGTAATGAAGCCCAAAGCGATTGTATGTGATATTCACAATACAGTCCTAATTCCAGACAAGAATGATAAACCTATCAATAATGTTATTGAATTTTTAAAAGAACATGCATCAACCCACAAGATAATTATGATGACATCTAGTCCAGAAAAAGATCGGGCAGAAGTTACAAAAGATCTTAGAGATCTTAAGATACCTTTTGATGAAATAATTATGAATAA